GGCGAGCAATCTTCCTGGCATCCACCAGGCTGGTCGGAACTAGGAATTTATGATAGTTCTTCTCTGCTGCCCGGATCAGAATATCATTATCTGTCAGCAGCATCGTATCAGAATCAAAATCCGCGCCGGACAGTCGAAACAGAATATTTTCTCCAATGCTATTGATACACACGATCTCCCGCGTGGTATTCACATACTGCCGGATCTCTTCATTGTCCATATTCCTCGCCAAAAGGATATTGCCCATCGTCACATGAGGACTGCGAGAACCCAGGATAGTCTGGTTAAATGCAAACTGTTGGCAAAAGATATTCCCTACCCCGATTTTACTCTTTCCATCAAACTGTCCAACAGCGGCATACATCATCTCGATCGGGTTCCCCAGCAGCGTGGAGTAGTTTCCATGCACCAAAATGTGCCCGCGGGACAGCTCTTTCTTAAACGCTTTAGAAATATCGTTTTTGAAGTTATAGTACAGCTTTGTCTCCGCAAATCGGTCTGTGACCCCCAGCATTTGATACACCACATCATTGGTGGTCTTCACCCCGTCGCTGTCAATTTCATCGCCGGCCCCCAGGTATTTGATATGGTATCTCAGTACAGCGGGGTCTGTCTGGATCAGATGCAGGTAATCCAAAGACGGCTTGACCAGCTGATTCACATCTTCTTGGGACAGTTGCAGGGTATTCAGCAGCTGATAATGAATCTGCACCATGCGACCGTCAAAAAAATGCGTGGGTTTCTCATGCTTTACAACGCCAAAGCTCCCATCCTCCTCCAACAGCCTCAGCCACCGCTCCAGTGTCCCAAACTTTACATACTTGATGCTGCTGGGCGTTGTAATAACTTTGATATCACTGATATCCTGCGCCAAAGTGAACCCGGAAAGCTGGGAGATGTCGGTAACACCGTGGTCGGAAAAGAACTTCTGAATGTTGGTATTGAAGCAGGCGGACTTGAAAAATCTGTTGCGCAGCAGGATCATTCCATAGCTCTGCCACTCCCCCATCGCGCTTTTGTCGATCAGCGACTGTCCATCCCAAATGCTGTTCTCAACCTCGGCCCCGATTCTTGTCGCGATCACCCGGTCTTTGAATATGCTCTTGTAGTCGTCGATCACCAAAAAATTTTCAGGCCGCAGCGGGAGTGTTCCCACAATACTGCTCAAAGTAAGGGCAATATAGGCTTCCAGTGCCGCCAGGTCGATCTCTTGCCCCTCGTCCACCTTCAGTCCGCACAGCTCCCACTTGTGCATCCTCGCATACAGCCTGTCGTCGATGAACAAGCACTTTCCAATTCGGCTGCTCCCGCTGGATCTCTTAAACCTGCAAAATGTAATGCCATCACAGGTGAATCCGTCTTGGTAAAGACGGCTCCGGAGCTGCGCCACGGTAAGCAACACTTTCATGGATTTTCCAAGCCGGTACATCCCGTTGTCAAAGACAAACAGATTCCCCAGCTCCTGCGGAGACACCGGGTTTTCCACGGGAGATCCCACCCGTACAGCAATCAGTTCCCCATCTTTGATACAAATATTGTCGGTAAGCTGCACATCCTGCGGCAAATAACCGTACTTAATGTAGGTGTTGTCAAAAAAGCGGTTATACTCTTTAACGCTGTACTTAAACGTGACGTTAATCACACGCCGGCAGTATTCCTTGCCCCGCTGGGTGAACGTAAAGTCCATACGGCGATACACCTTTTCATAGACTTCTCTCAACTTGATCAAATCAAGGCTATAATCCAAAGTGTTGACAAAACGCCGTGTATTGAACTGGTCATTGTGATCTGCACCAGCCAGCTTTACGGAATACCCCTTGCTGCTTGGGCTTGAATAGTTTGCCAGAAACAGATCCTTGGCATCTGCGGACACAATGTAGACCGAGTTACCCATGCCCTATTCACCTTCCTCAGCCTGTATATCCTTAACCCGGATCAGGTCGCCACACCAAAACAACCACTTCTCCACGCCGTCCAGCTCGATCAGCGCAGAAAAACCATCAGGTCGCTTATGGTACGAATGGACAACAAATGTCTTATCTCTGCTGCTCTCTACAAACTGGCGGTATTCCTCCTGCGTATGCGAATAGTCTTTCCGGCCCATGATTTGCTTCACGTTCAAGACAACCAAATCGCCATCGCAAATCTTCTTGTCGTTTCCATCTCTAAGACTCTTCAGAATACTCGCAACAAGTGTATGCGAGTCTTTTTCTCTAAATTTCATTTCCATGTCCCTGCGCTCTTTACGATTCAATTATCTCACCCCCTCATCTGAAAACTCCGCAATGATCTTCCCGTACTCTTGGGCGTTTTCTTCCAAAACACGCCGATAAAACTTCTCGTCTTTCTCCGTGTCGTCCATGTCGTCAAACGGGGAATAATCCTCACATTCCCGGCACTCCGAGCCACATTGGTCACGCCAAATACAATTTTTCCGTGCGGTGTTCATCGTAAGCCTCCTTCCGCCACACACCGCCGCGTCAGCTTCCTAAACCTCAAGTTACTAATATGATCAAATAAATCGTTGACGCCGCAATTAGCCTGTTGTACTTCCACAAGAGATGCTGTCCAGCCAACTCTGAAACAGCTCTCTCATTCGTCTGCTGGGAATATAGAGCCAGATTTCTTTGCCATCTCGAATCGCCGATCTCCATACCCACTGGATCATTTCACTCAGCGCGTACTCGTCTTCCTGTACTTCCACACCTTGTTCCAAAAAGTAGTTCTTCAGCAAAGGGTTATAGTAGATATTCACGCAATAGGCCAAACAATCTCTGCTGCGATATGCGTTTGTGGCTCTCACATTGCAGGCGAGAAACCCATTTGTATATCCCTTGCCCTTCACTAGATCAAAATCATCTTTGAATACCGTCCATAAATTTCGATCAGACGAAGAGCCGAGCTTGTTCTTAAATAAATTCGTAAGATTGTTTCGCAGCTGCTTGATCAGTGGCCGGCCCTTTGTGTGCTTCGCTCTGTCAAACCAGGAAGACGACAAATTTGACCACGTCTCCCCGATCTTATTCAGCTTATCGTCCTCTACAATATGGATCTTTCGCGGGAGTTCCGCGACATACGCCGGGGTATAGGGCGTATCGCAAAAGTGGTACACCCCGTTTTCATACACCGTTCCGATCCGTTGTACTTCGATGTTATGGGTATCGAAGTAATACTTCTGCACCTGGGCGTCAAACATATAAGTCAGGATAATCACTTCATCAAAGGCCTGAAACACCTCAATGGGGAACTTCCACAGCAGCAAACAGTCCTTGTATAAAATGACGTTCCCTGTCATGCACGTCTCCTTCAGGTCTTCGAATCTGCCCTCATAGTCGTCCTTAACCCAATGCACGCGGTCATCCGAATCGATCTCGATCATGTCCCGCTTCAAGATTTCCAAATCCTTGGAAGAAAGTTTGATGATCTTGACCGCCTCAAAAGCTTCATCCAGAATAAGCTTATAGCCACCGGCCTGAATCAACGACATTGTTTCATGGTTATAGGAATCAAACAGAGCGTGGGTACTGGCTACATTTTTCTTCATAGACAGAAGGTAATGCAGATTCCTCAGCTTTCCGCCCTCCCCCTTGCTCTGGGGGTCTTTGAAATTCCGCACACTGCAGCTCCGTTTGATCCGTTCTACTTCGTCCAGGTATGGTGTGATGAAGATATAGCGGTTTTCTATATCCTGGTTCATCAGCGTGATCGCAGATTCGGTTTTCCCCGCGCCCATGATCATGTCGCATACCTTAACGATCATGCGTCATCCTCCTTCACTGCCATACGGTAGTAAAAGAATTGGAGCTGCTGGACATACCCGGCAAAGCCGGCATACTGTGTGGGATCAAAGTCTCCATGATAGATGTCGCTGATCATACGATTGATCCACACATCCCTGGGGTAACTGTCCATACAATGAAGCCCAAACAGCATCACGCAATTTGCGACCTTCTCGCCCACACCCCGAATAGACAACAGGGACTTCCGTGCCGTCTCTTCATCCTGCCCCCGGATCTCCCGCCAAATGCCTGCATCCAACTCGGCAAGCTCTTTGATGTAGCTCTCCCGGTACCCTAAAGAAGCGGCAGAAAGATCCTGCCCCCTCAGCTGCTCAGGGGTGGGAAAAGAGTAGAATGTCTGTCCGTCGATTTCCCCCAGCGGCGTTCCAAACGTCTGGCACAGGATGTCCACCGCTTTCCGGATGCGGGGGATATTGTTTCGCTGGGAGATCACAAAGGTGACTACCATCTCCCACAGATCTTGTCGTAAAATGCGGATACCGCCGCCTGCCGCAATCGCTGCCCGCAGAAATGGGTCGCCGGACATCTTTTGCTGGTATGCTTCATAGTCTTCGCACAGGTCAAAATACGCAACCCACACATCCCGGAAGTCATCATAGGTGCAGTGGAAGATATACCCGCCCTCAGCACCCGGCGTGATCTTTACCATCTTCTCATCAGTGACCGCCACATAGCCGCCATCCTGCATTGCCGTCAGTCGGAAGCACTGGCCGGAATCCGCAATTTGTGCCAAATTAAATGTACGGGGGATGTTCAAATATACGCCGTCAGAAATTCTCCGGCAAATTACCTCTTCGCCACTCATCGTACTCACTCCTTTTCTTGTAATATTCGCGGATAATACTCAGTCCGCAGTAAACCAGATCACAATACGGTCTGGAACCGTCGCCGTCGTACACAGTCAACGCCGCATTCAGTTCCCCTTCCGACAGGTTCTCCGGAATATCCCAAATACTTCCTGTATTTTCTCAACCAGACGGATATTATCGGCACTGGTCTTGATTTGACTCTTTGCCAGCATCAACATTGTGCGAAGGTCAACACCGTACAACCTTGCGGCATTCCGGTATGTCTGCACCTCGGAGAACAGCGATGCACACTGATTATGCAGACGCTGGATCTCCGCGTCGCGCTCTTCCAGCTTGCGTATAAATTCTTTGTATTCCTCCACTATATGCACCCTCCTGTCGTTGATTTTCTTTGTTGCTTTATAAAAAATTAAACGATCATCATAATCCAGCTCATCCAAACTCTACCCGCCCGCTCTTGGGTGCTTCTTCCTGCTGGTTCTGCTGCTTGCCGGCTCCATCCCACTTCCAGGCCGGTACAAGCTTGCGCAGATCATCCACGGCGGCATCGCGTTCCCCTTGGAGTTCTTTAATTCTCTCCACGCTCTTATACCAATTCGAGCGCATCCCATCACATTCCACTCTCAGCCTTTTCAGCTCTTCCAGCCAATGGGCAAGCTGTTCATGCTCGATAGCGCAAAAATCGCAAGCGTCGCCATTTTTCAGCCGATTTGCCACTTCATAACAATGGTAGATCGCGCTGTCCAGGGTCATACCCTCATCGGGCTTTTTCGAATCAGTTTCGACCGCCCACTCATAAACATCCAGCAGGGAGTTAAAATTCTTAAAGCACAGCTTCCCGTCATAGACATTTCCCTTGATATGGGAGCAGCTTTCCTCTCCACAGATAGAGCAGGTTGTAGAAACAAAACTGCATCCAACCGCCACCTTTTTCATTCCCTTTTTAATCAGGGCTTCAAACCGTTCCTGCGATACCGCAGAGCGCAAGACATAGACGTGCGCGATCACCTCGCAGAAAATATCCCCCGCTTCCGTGATCCTTTCGATATCCGCAGACACATAGGCGTCATAGATGCGGCCAGCTTTCTGGCCGTCAATGACCCCCGGTTTGCCAACATACATTTTGGCAAGGTTGTGCAGCGTATCCGTAGTGAAGCGGTCAAAATCCTGATCCACATCATTGTCGCACAGCTTCATTCGAAAAATGAACACCTGATCGGCGGTCAGAGGATACGCACTGACCGCGTTTATTTTTCTCATGTCAATATCTGTCGGGATTCCACTAAATTCAACCATTTTTCTCGCCTCTTTCAAAGTAAAACACAATTTTCTTGGGTACCGGCGCCACCACACCAAACCGCACAGCCTGACGGTAGGTATAACAGTCGCGCTCCAATGTGGCCGGCATAGCTTCCAGCATCCGCCGCCAGCCCTCCAATGAATTGCCGCGTTTGTAGTGATTGCAGCTCCGACACGCCGGTAGCATATTTGCCAGGTCATCTTCTCCATCTATCCGAAGAGCAGTGACATGATCAACTTGCATATCCTCATAGGCCAGCTCTTCACCGCAGTATGCGCAATGTCCGCCCATCTTGTCGTAAACAGCGTGGCGCTGTGCCGGCGTCAATTTACATCTCTTTTCCATACGACACCTCAATCATGGCCTGCCTTACCTCCGTGCCTTAAAGAAATCTCGGTAAACCCGCTCAATAATGGTGTGGCTGGGAGCATCATCAAGTGGGGAGATCCACTTGGCCGTAACCACAAAGTCATTCTCGTGCTCCGCGATGTAGTCAATCATTTGCTTTCGCAGGACATCTACCCTATCAGCCGCATAGAGCATGAAGTTCCGTGCCACCTCACAGTCTTTGACGGCGCGATCCCTGTCGGGGCCGCTCGGGTAAAGGTCTATGACACCCCTGCACACGATCACCCTCTCCGCCCGCTTTTCCAGCTGTGTCTCGGCATCAAAATAGTCCAGCAGCATTCGCTCTCTCTCCCGGTCAGCCAGTGACCACTCTGGCTTAGGACGCTTTCTCAGGAACATAGCAAAACCTCCAAAAAAGTTCAAAAGTTCGAAATTGAAAAAACGGTTTATCACCTTGGAGGTGATAAAATCCAATTTTGACACCCCTCAAACCCTTGGGAAATCTGCATTTTTGAAAATCGACCCTTATAGGGGAAGGGGGTAAAATGAGTTTTTCAAAATTGGCAATTTTGCGTTCAGCCGCTCGCTACGCTCGCGGATATACGGAAAGTCTGTGGCGGCTGAACCAAAAGAGTTGGTACGGGGTAGAGACTATCAGCGTAAATTACAAACTAACCGTATCGTGTGTCTCATGTCTTCTGCTAACAGACAGCGCGAAAAATCTGAAAAAAATCAAATATCTCCTAGCAGGTCAATGGATACGTTATGGTAAGCTTTCTTTTCCTCCTCATCAGCGATCCCGATATATCGCATGGTGATCAGGGCGCTGGAGTGCCCGAAAAGACGTTGAAGAAACACAATGTCGTGGTTGCTCTGGTAGTGGAAGTAACCAAAGGTTTTCCGTAGCGTATGGGTGCCAATGTTTTGCTTGATTCCACACGCTTGCGCTGCACGCTTCAGCACCTTGCGTAAGGTGTCCACTTCAATGTGCCCACCCTCGCGGGACGGGAAAAGATACTCGTCGGAGTAGTGTCCTACATCGTCACCGTAATACCATTGGATAGCGTGGACGCATGATTCATTCAAATAAAGTCCACGTCGCTTGTCTACCTTCTCCTGGAAGACTGAGATTTTATCGGTGGTATCGGTGTAGTCTCCAACGATATACCGGATCTTGCCATCCGGGAAGAAGATGTCAGAGCATTTCAACTCCAAAAGCTCGTTGGCTCTCAGCCCAAGGTTGATTCCCAGGATAAATCCAAGCAAATACTTGGGGTCAGCGTTGGCCCGTAACCAGGAGGCCATAGCGTCCAGCTGCTCACGGGACTTGATAGGAAATACTGTCTGTTCCTCCCCTCTGCGGTAATTGGTTTTCTTGGGAGGCTCTGCGGTGGAAAGATTGGGAAATTGGATGACCTTACGGTTGGTTGATGGTACGGCATTGACTTGAAGGGTTGCAGGCTGATCAAAGAGCGAAAGCTGTGTGTTCATAATACACCTCATTTTCTTTGTAACGAAAACGCCGTCAATTATCGCTTGTATCCTTAATTTATTCTACCATAAACATGGTCTAAAGTCAATCTAAACATTGAATTTTTTTGTTACTTTCGGAGAAAAATGCGTCGGTAGTCGTGCTGAATTAGGGAGGTCGGTAAATAAATTTTGGGTCTGTATGGCAAAAATGGAGTTTTTGAGAGGGCGAGAAAGCTCGTTTATTGCTGGAAAATCGTCGAGATGAATGCCGAGCGAAAAATGAGATTTGGAGGGTAGGTGATAGATGGTAGGTACTGGGCAGTTCGTCAGAAGTGCGAGCGACGGTGAAAATGTAAAGGCTCCCCCTGGTGCTGGTGGGTGGGCAGGCGGGCGAGCTGGTCATGTCCTTGCGTCTATTGACGGGCGAAAATGGGGGCCGATTCTACAAACTCTGCAAAAGTAGAACTGAGCGGAGCAACAGCGGAGGAATGGCGGACAGCTGGCAGGCGTGGCGGAGCCATGACGGGCTGGCACTGGCAGACGCGGCGCTGTCGTGGCGTCGATGCTCCAGGGGCGGACGTTCGGCTATTTGATGACTCTGAGCGTGATTCAATCTCTTTTTCCCTCCAAGTATTTTCCCTCTTTCCCTCTCTCCCTTCCTTCCATCCCCTCTTCCCCTTCTTCCTGCTGGATCGCCTGACAGACGCGGAGAAAGCAGGCGGAGCCGGTGCGGCGGGGTGCTCCCTCTGGCGATTGCCTGCGGCGTG